GTGCTATTGCATCCCAATATCCTCTTCCAGTAGCCTTGAAAGTATAGGTCTGCGCTTGGCTTGCCTCATCATCGTCAAAATAGATATTGAAAAGACCGCTTGCCGGATATCTTGAAGAAGCACCACCTGTCGAGTTGTAAAACACAAGTCCGTTCTTATCCATCTGCGAAACGGCATTCGTTCCGTTGTTTGAAGCATCGAAAATCTTTATGCGGTCACCAACATAAGCATTACGCATGAAAGCTCCGTGAATTCCGGCAGAGAAAGTAGTCTTGTCACCATCCGAAACTGAAATCACATTGAATCCGTTTTCGCATTTGATCTGTGCTTTATATGTGCCTCCGGCTTCGTTCCACGGAGCAATACCGAGCAGATGGTCTGTTGCCAAAACAAGGTCGAGAAAGTCTATCTGTCCGTCACCATTCACATCGGCACCATTTTCATATGCCGTGTCAAAATCAACAGTTCCCTTGATGTATGCTGTGATGTATGCGAGCTTCTGCGAGTTCCACCCTGTTGATGCCGGATAACTTTTTGCAACAGTTGAGATATTCTCTGCAACGATATTGATTACATTAACAAGCTCTGCGTTCAAGGTGCCTGTGGTCATATAATCGGCAACGATCTCTCCGTCCTTCGTGATTGCAAGACCATAGGTGCCGTTGTAACCTGTTGATGAATATCCGAGTCCGTTTTGATTCCATCTCCACACCTTCTCTGCTGTTTCGGTCGAATCCGTGTCCATAATCAGGATTTCATAGGGCCTTCCTTCATCGGTCGAGTTGATGCAGATGTAACCACCTGTTGCACCTGTGATCTTGTTCGTTGCGCTTGCAATGGCATTGGTGATGGCTGCACTCTTCGGAATCTCCTCGATCTTCTTCAATGTCGATGCATTCGTCTGTGCTGTCTTGGTGGTCAAGGTGTTCTTCTCGATGGTGCCGAGTGTTACTGTGTTGTTTTCAGGATTATTGAGGTCGAGTTCCATCTTTGTGAGAGTGAACCACCTGTTCATTCCGTGTGCCGTGCTGATGACATGGATGCTGTCAAGGATGCTCCAGCTATCAGCATCGGAGATCATTGACAGGTCAATGGCCTTCGCTTCAATGGTAACATCGGCAAACTGTGCATCGGAAAGATATGCCTCTGCCTTCGTTTTTAGTGCCGCTGCCGTTGTAACATTAGACCACTCGACCTTGTTGAAAATCCAGCCGTATGTTGCGACAGCATCTTCCGAATACACATAATCCACACCATCATTCACAGATTCAATGGTCAGGTACGAATCAAGGCCTTCGACAACCTGTTCGCCCTTTGCTCCGAGAGGAATGATGGCCGTTGCGATCTCCGTGTCATTGATGTTGCTGTTGTAATCAATAAGGTTCACACCAAGCTCAATGGTCTGTGTTGCCGGATGCGGTGATGATTCAAGATAATCAAGGTACTTGTGTCCATCTGCATAGCGAACACGGAGATAACCACCAAGGTCATCCACAAGGTCTTCTTTGATCTCTGTCATCGTGCTGTTGTAATTCGTGAAACAGGTGATGCTGTTGTTTGAATCACTAACTGTGACAGTTCCAACATCGAATTTTTTGAAGTCATCGACCTGTAAATTATGGCTTGTGATGTATGCCGTAAGAAGGCTTAAAACAGTTTCGTCCTGATAATGATGCTGTCTTTGAATGCTGTCATTTAAGTATGCCAGTTCACCCTCGCACACATACGATTTCTGCAAGTAAAAATCCACCTTTTCCTCGGTTGCGTAACCTTGGAAGGTCGGTTCATCATCTTCGTCAACGACCACGGAAATGACCGTTTTTCGCCTTTGTATGGCATTGTATTTAGGATGGTCAGGAGTGATGGTAAAAGTGAAAGTTCCGGCTGTGTTTGCCTCAAGTGTCACCTTCGGATTGATGACAATCGTTGAAGGCACGGAAGAATCACAAAACAGCTCTCCGTCTGCATAGATCTTATACATAAGCACCTCCGGCACCATCATACTTGTAAGGATCAGCGGTCACCTTTACTGTCACGGACAAGGTCGAGCCATTCGGCTTGTATTCGACAGAGCATCTTCCGATGTAGTAATATTCCTCATCATCGCAGAAGGTAACCTTCAGCCTTTTTCCGTGAATCGCATTGTTTATTAAGTGCATCTCTGCTTGCCATTCGGCAGCGGTTCCGATGTACTCAAAACCGATGGTGATTTCCCTGTTTCCGTAGGTGATGCCGCCTGTCACAACCTCCGACAAATCGACAGGGCCTCTTCCTACAATGTCAACGATTTTCGTAACAACCGAAGGAGTGCCGATGGTCTTCGTTGTAAACACAAGACCGAAGTCCTCACGGCTGTTCAATGTTCCGTACTGACTTCCTTCCTGTTCAAATAAAACATCTGCTGTCATGCATACACTCCTCTGCTATTCTTTACAGATAACCGGCCGAGGCTTCTGTCAATTTCAGGTGCGATCTGACCAACCAGCGCACCTCCGTTGATGTATACTCCCATTCCGTTCTCCATAAGAGTGATAAGTCTGTCGAGCTTCTTGTTCAGCTCCACAAACTCGTTGTTGTTATCATTTAACGGAGTGACCTTTGTCTGCTTGCCGTTCGTCTGCAACAGTTCAGGGCCATCCTCACCAACTATTGCAGAACCACTCTCAAGCAAACCACCTTTTGCCAGTAACGGAATCTGCGGTGCGCTCACCTCTGCAAGATTGAAACCGAATGATGATACACCTGTGAGTTTCGTCACCCAGCTCGGCACATTGATATGCAACCTGTTCAATGCACGGATGACCGAGTTGATGCCACCTGTCACACCACGGATCAGGCCGTTGATGAAGCCAAGAACAGCATTCACAGGGCCTTTGACCGCAGGCTTGATTTTATCAAAAACATTCTTAATGGTTGTGACAAATACCTTGAACACTTCCGATGTCTTGTTCACCATCGCATTCAGCGGTTTCAATGCCGTGTCCGTCACCCATATCAGCAACTTGATAAGAGGAGGAAGAAGCACATTGATGAGCTTCAGCAACGGATCAAGAATCGTGATGACGAGCTGAAGAATAGGTGTCAACGATTCGATGATGGGCTTAAGGATCGGTGACAACTGTGTGATCAGGTCAACGATTACCGGCAGAACCATCGAGATGATTTCCACCAAGAACGGCATGATCTGCTGGACGAGGTCTAACACAATAGGAAGGATCGTCTGCACAAGTTCCATTAGAGGAGGAACAAGATGTGAGAACATCTCCTGAAGAATCGGTGACATCTGCTCCATAAATCCTTGAATCATCGGTGTGTACTCAAGGAGCATATCAGCGAATTCCTGAACGATAGGAAGTACCGATGAACCGAGGCTTGTAACAAGATGCTGGAAGGTTTCAGTTATCTTCGTGAATGTGTCATTCAGTTCTGCTCCGGCCTTCACATCATCTCCTGACATTACAAGACCAAGTTTGTTTGCCTCATCAATGGCACCTTTGAAGCTCTCCTGTGATTGCTCAATCATCGGTGAGAGGTTGTATGCAACAGCATCACCGAAAAGTTCTGCCGCCTTTGCTGACCTCTCCTCTGCCGTTGACATTGACATAATTTGGTCAATGGCATCATCAAAAGAAATGTCCGTGCCTTCCAACTTCTTCGCCGCCTTTTCAAGTGTCGAAGTTTCAACACCGGCAAGTTCTGCCGCATAGGCATATTCCTGATATGATTCGGCAGAAATTCCCATTCGAATCGATGCCTTGTCAATCTCGTCTGCCGTTTTTGCGGTACTGGATGCAAGTGATACGATGCCTCCGACCGCTGCCGTTGCACCTGTCACGATTGCCGTTCCAGCCTTCGCAGCGGTACTTCCGACCTTCGCAAGTGTTTCGCCTACACTTCCGGCCTTTTTATCTGTTTTTGATAGAGAATCATTAGCCTTGTCAGTATCGACAAAAATCGAACCGACCAATTTGAAAATATCAGCCATTTATAGTTCTCCTAATTTCTTCGACCTCCGAAAGTATGTCCTCCGTAGGTCTTCTGTCAATGTTTCTGCCTGTGCATCTGTCATAGTATGCATCAAAGCTGATGTATGTTTCTTTGTCCATATGAGGTAGGAGTGCGACCCATTGCTCCCTTATCTCATCTCTGCGGTCTTCGATTATGGCCTTTTTTATAAGCCTTAACAACAAGCCACCTTCAACGGATGGTATTGAGCCATACCGATGATACAAGGTGTCATATATCGTTATTTCATCAACCGCAGCAGAGATTTGAAAAAATTGAGCCACTCTTCCCTGTTGATTGTCTTGCACCACTCCTCGATCATTCCGAAGAATGCAAGCGCATCCATATCCTCAAGTTCCTTCACAGGTGTTTCAAGCACACCTGACAGGAATTCATAGATCATTGCTTCTGCCTTCGGAGAACCGCACCCTGACAAAAGTCCGAGGATGAGTTCTGCACCAAATTCCCTGTCATTCACGATGCCTTCAGGATTGAGTGCAACAGCCTTGACCTTATCCTTCACACCGATTTGGTCAATCAGCCTGAATGCGGCAAAAACATCTGTTGATTTTAAGTTCCTCATTGATTCCTCCTATAAAAAAACAGGGCAGACCGAAGTCCACCCTGTCATTTTTTGTTGTTAGGTTGACGAAATGGAGCCGTAAAGATCGTCCATTCTCGTCAGGATCTGCAAGCTGTTGAGTGTTAAGGTTGCGGTTGAACCTTCCATCACCACTCTGCCCTTGACAGGGCCTCTGTCACCATCAGCATTGATGTTTCTGTATTCTCTTTCAACAGAGAACGAGCCGCCGCCTCTTGTGAGCGCAACATCCGTGCCTCCGATTGCAAATACACCGGCACCAAGCATAATCTCTCCTGATGCGGTCGCACCAGTTCCGGCCGTGTATGAAATGCTCCACGGCTCGGTGGTTGTGCTTGCCATTGCATCGGTGTTGTCATAACAAGCGGTAAAGGTAACAGCTGCAACAGTATCGTCCTTTTCTGCGAAAGTCCAATCAATATTACCCATATTGATGGCATTCGTGAGAGTGATTACAACACTCTGCCCTGATTTGGTCTTGCCTGTCCAAGTAACTGATTTGAAATCAGCATTCGTGACGGCACCAGTACCTGAATATGTTGCCATTGTTAATCTCCTTCAATATCGTATAACTGGACATTGAATCGGATGAGTTCTCTCCGAATATCTTTGTCCGTGTCTTCAATCTGTGTCCTTGCCTCAAGATAATATGACGGAAGAATGTCATCTGTCGGTGCATTGTTCGTTCGGAACAGGTCTTCGATGGTATCAGCAATGTCAAGCACATCTTCCTGTTTTTTACCATATACATCAATCTGCAAGTCATAATCATTGCGGTTGATGTCATTATGGTTCACACCTGAAAGATTGAAAACGATATGTGGAAACATTGCATCCGTGTCTGCAATATTATAAAAGACAGGTGCAAGCTGGAGTGAATCCAACATCGTCTTCACCTGTTTTCTTAAATTATTCGACCTCATTCGTCAGCATCTCCTTCCATATCCTTTTCATCTATCATTGCTTCAAGCCTCGATGCCTCTTCCGAAAGACCGCTCAAGTATTGCGATTCGATTTCAACGATCTTCGCAACATTCTCGCTGGCCGCCTTCGATAATAGGCCAAGCCTTTTGACTTTTCCATCGTGTGTGCCAAACTCTTGAAAATATGCGTAAAAGCCTTCAATTTGACCTGTTTTAAGGCCGATCTGCACTCTCGGTGATGTAGTGGATTTCCCTGATATCACCTTGTATTTGGTGGCTTTTCCGGCCTTGCCTGTGATCTTGTTGAAGTGCTGGTAGTATGAATCACGGAACACCCTTGAAACATACTTCCCAACATCACGAAGTGCCGCCCTTGAAAGTTCATAAATGTAATACTGTGCAGCATCAACATTCGATGTATATTCAATGGTCGAGCCATTCTTTGTCTTCGTGATCTTCGTCACACTTTTCGGTGTACTCACTTATCCACTCCTCTTGCAAGCACAAGCTCCAACTGGTTCCCTGTGCGGTATGTTCGGAGAACCGAATATTCCACAGGTTCATCCTGATTATATGCCTGATAACGGACAGTTTCCTCTCCGTTCCATTCCATATAGTCCGGCAGAACAACCTTGATTTCAGGCTTCAAACCAACACCGGCAGCCTGATAAAACTCACTCTGTCCGATGCTCTTCAGTTCTGCAAAAACATCTCGACAGGTTTCAACAGAAACCAAGTCACCGAAGGCATTCACACTCTTCGTCTTTTCGACAAGAGTGACAACTTCGTTAAACATCGTTTGCCTCCGTCACAGTAATCGTTGATTTCCTGATGTTGTCGAGCTGGAAAATGAAACTCTCGTTGAATTTATCTCTCGCATTCAAATCACCTGTTAACTGTGCCTGACAATATGTCTTCACAGCCTTCACGATGAGTTCATTGTTTGAGTTCGCAAGTGTTTCATTAACACCAGCACGAACAAGCTCCTGACGAGCCTCGGCAATGCTGTCGAGGATCTCGTCATCAAGGAAACTCGTTGTGATGCGGAGCGCAAGTTTTACTTTTTCAAGCACTTGCCTTCCTCCGTTTCGTTGTCTTCTTCTGTTCTTCCACTCTTACAAGTCCACGATTGACAAGATCGGTGACCCTGTCTTCATCATCGAGGTTGAGCATCTGCCCAACCTCATATGATTCATCGGTGTACTTGTCGAGGAAGACCTCGGTCACCACTACCTTCATAGGTTAACCCTGTGCCGGCTTCTTGATCTGCGTGAAGCACATCGGTGCAACAACCGCATGACCTGCGTACATTCTGCCAAGTACACGAACAAGGTCTGAAGTCATCAGCACCTTGTCATCAAACTTGAATTCGATGTCCTGACCATTGGGGAAGTTGACCATTTCACCACGGCCAAGGTCACCAACAATGGCATAGATGTTGGTTGCGCTTGCGGTGTCATATGCCGGAAGGCTGTTGTTGAAGATGACCTTCAGGCCATCAAAAACATCCTGACCATAGTTTGCAACGGCCTGAACAGCCTTGAAGTTTGCATAGGTCTGCTTGTTCATAATGACAACAGGATTCGTTGCTTCATCGGACAGCTTTGCAACAGCCTTTGCAACAGTAGCAAGACCAACAGCCTCGGTGATTGCTGCAACCTTCGGAACAGTTGCAGAGCCGGAGGTGGTTGCTGCGGTGATGTCTGCGATGATTTCGTCAGCACACTTCTTTGCGATCTGGTATCCATGCTCAGCATAGATGTACTGAAGGAAC